AGCCCTTGATGCACGGGTTAAAGCATTCCAAGATAAAGTCGCTGCACTGAGCGCGTAAGGACAAAAACATGGCCGTATTCCTCTCACCCGTGGGCGGCGCTGCGGCCCAGTTTTTTACAAACACTGGCGCTGTACTAACCGGCGGCAAGCTGTACACCTATGCTGCGGGTACAACTACGCCGTTGGCGTCATACACTACTATTGCGGGAAACGTAGCGCGTACAAACCCAATTGTTTTAGATTCTGCTGGTCGAGTACCTACAGGTGGTGAAATTTGGATTACGTCGGCGCAATACAAATTTGTGTTAAAAGACAGTACTGATGTATTGATTGCTACATACGACAATATTTCAGGTATTGGTGCGGGCGATATACCAGTTATTTATAATTCCGCGGGAACTGGATCGCAAACAACATATGCGCTTGGTGGTACACCAATAAATGAAAACACAACAAACGTGTATATAAATGGTGTATACCAGCAAAAAAATACATACTCTATAAGCGGCGCATCGTTAATTTTTACTCAAGCCCCGCCAGTTACATCAACAATTGAAGTAACTTATTTCTGATGGCAAACAGCAAAATATCAGCACTGACTTCTGCTACCACGCCGCTGGCGGGTACGGAGACTTTGCCGATTGTGCAAAATAGTACAACTAAACAAGTTTCTGTAGCCAACCTAACTGCTGGGCGAACACAAACATCAAATGGTATTGTGCAAGGTACTGCGGCAACAGGTTACAACTTTACCGCCAATACCCCTGCCTCGGGTATGACAAGCCAGTTGCTAAATTGGTATGAAGAAGGTACTTGGACAGCCACAGATCAAAGTGGAGCTGGTTTAACTTTTACGGCTAACCGCACGGCTACTTACATTCGTATTGGTAGCCAAGTAACCGCTTGGTTTGACATTACATTTCCAGCTAACGCAAGCGGCGCATCTTCAACAATATCATTGCCAATTAAAAATGGCCCTACTCATGATGCTTCTGTATGTTGGGGATACATTACTTACGCTACGGCTATAACAGGCGATGTTATACGCAATCAATCGTATTTTCAGCCATGTACATTGGGAGGCGCTAACGTGACTAATGCGGCTCTCACAGGTGTAAGAATGATTGGCACAGCCATATACACAACGATTTAAGGAAAACAAATGTCTTTAACCAAAGCAAGCTACTCCATGATTACTGGCGCATCTCAAAATGTGCTTGACTATGGCGCCGACCCTACTGGTTCAACTGATAGCACATCTGCTATTACCGCGGCTATTGCTGTGGGCGGTTGCATTTGGTTTCCTAAAGGCGTCTACAAATGCAACATTACACTAACTGGTCTTGAGGGAATTCATTTGCTTGGTGAATCTCAAGGCCAATATGGAACTTCTGGCGCAAGATTAATTCCAGCCAACACTTCATTACCTGTCGTTAATATGACAACTGATTGTATTAGTTGCATACTTGAAAACTTTATTATTGATTCAAAATTTGATAGCACTTATTCGCAAGTTGGCGTAGGTGTTCAATTATATGCAAGAAGCCCACATTTTATATGGCGTTGTGTTGTTCGCCATGTTTTTATTCGTGGTTTTCAAGATGGTCTTGTAATTGATTGTGATGTTAATGCAAGCGAAGTGTTTGACTGTGATTTTCAAGATGTAGAAACAATTGGATGTTCTCGATATTCATTTAAAACCCGCGGGGTATATAACCGTTTTGGTAAATTATTTGCTACTCAATGCGGTATTTTAAGTGGTTCACAACCCACTAACGACTATGGTATATATCATGATGGCTCTAATTGTTTTTTTGACCAAGTTATAACTGATGCACGCCAATATTGGGCTGGCACAGGTGACTTTGTAGGTATTACGGCAATTGAATCTATTTATGGCCCTGGTGCTGGTGCTGGCTACCCAGCTATGGAATTGTCAGGTACTGGTGTTAACACTTGGATGAAAGTTCGATTAAATGGTGTACCTACAGCTAAGTACTCAATTGGTATACGACTTGCCGGAACACAACACACAGTTGGTGACATTGTAATTGAAGGGTCAAATTATCCTGCAACATCTATATTGTTTGCAAATGGTTCCACAGGAATTATAGGTAATGCTACGCAGCCTAGCGCAGCAAGTAAAATCGCGCAACCTTCTAATTGGTACTTGACGGGTAGCGTCAGTGATGTAATTTCTGGTGGTGGGCCATCTCCATTTCCTTGGGTTTTTAAAACAGCGTGGAACGGCGCAAGTTTTATTGTTCCAGACGCAACTTGGAATCTTGTACTTGACCCAAACGCAGCGCCTTTAGCAACAGGTAACTTAACAATGCCGCAAACAAATCCACCCTTAGATGGTCAAGTTTTGCGTATTTCAACAACAAAAACCATTACTTCAATGACATTTACTACAACTGGAAGCTATGCGTTTTGGAGTGGTGCAACTATTAATCAAACATTTACGGCTGGCACAGCAGTAGGGTTTATTTTCCGCGCTGCGGATAACAAATGGTATCCAAATTAAAAGGACTAACCATGTTTGAAAAAACAACTGTTGTTGACCGCATTGAAGTACTGGCTGACCACACTGTTGCCGTGCGCTATGTGGTGACTGTCACTGAGGATGGCAAACCATTTGCCGATGGCGTTAAAGGCAATTACTTCAAGCCTGGAGATGACTACAGTGGCGAAGATGCCAAAGTGCAGGCGATCTGCGCTACAGTACATACACCTGAAGTGATTGCTGCTTACCAAGCAGCCCAAATTCCAGCATAATGCTGAAAACACCGTATCGGCCAGGTTGACCGAGGAATCTTAGGATTCGTTTAAATGACTGAAGAAGTCCAAGCCCTAGCGGAAGTAGACTCCGCGCCAACCACGGATGTGACGGCCACACCTGAAGTTGCTGAAAGTACGCCGGAAGTCGTTGAGAATCAAGTTGAGCAAGCCGAAGAGAAAAAATACTCTCAGGCTGAAATTGACGCGATGATCGGCAAACGCCTTGCAAGAGAACAACGTAAGTGGGAACGAGATCAAGCGCAGCGCCAGTCTGAACAACAGACGCTGAGAGCCGCCCCAACAGCATCCGCTGACCAGTTTGAGTCCACTGAAGCCTATGCGGAAGCACTGGCCCTTCAGAAAGCCGAAGAACTGATCGCCAAGCGGGAAGCTGCCAAGCAGCAGTCGCAAGTTCTTGAGAGCTACCACGATCTTGAGGAAGAAGCTAGGACGAAGTACGACGACTTTGAACAGGTCGCCTACAACCCCAAACTTCCAGTCACGAACGTAATGGCTGAAGCGATCCAGTCTTCTGAGATTGGGCCTGAGTTAGCGTACTATCTCGGCTCAAACCCAAAGGAAGCGGACCGTATCTCGCGTATGACGCCACTCGGTCAGGCGAAAGAGATTGGGAAAATTGAAGCCAAATTGGTTTCAGCGCCCCCGGTCAAAAAAACAACTTCTGCACCAGCGCCAATTTCGCCGGTGACTGCGCGGTCCTCTGGATCGCCAGCTTATGACACTACGGACCCACGGTCTACCAAGACCATGACGGACTCGCAGTGGATTGAAGCTGAACGCAGACGCCAGCAAAAAAAGTGGGAAGCGCAGAACCGCTAAACTTTTTTAGGAATTTGAAATGTCTAACAGTATTCTGACCATTGACATGATCACACGAAAGAGTCTCGAAATCCTCGAGAACAACCTTGTGATCACCCGTAACGTGAACCGCCAGTACGATGACAGCTTTGCTGTTAATGGTGCGAAAATCGGTTCAACTTTGCGTATTCGTTTGCCCGACCGCGCGTTGGTAACTGACGGTGCTGCCCTGCAAGTTCAGGACGACAACGAACAGTTCACCACTTTGACCGTTGCCAGCCAAAAGCACATCGGTGTCAACTTCACATCTGCTGAATTGACCATGCAATTGGATGACTTCGCAGAACGTGTCTTGAAGCCACGTATCAGCCAGTTGGCCTCCAGCATTGACGCTGATGTTGCTAACAGCTACAAGTTTATCGGTAACACCGTTGGTACACCTGGCACCACTCCCGCCACTTCTTTGGTGCTGTTGCAAGCCCAGCAGAAGCTGAACGAGAACGCTGCCGTGATGAACCCACGTTACGCTACCGTTAACCCTGCCGCTAACGCTGGTTTGGTTGAAGGCTTAAAAGGTCTGTTTAACCCTACTGACACTATCAGCCGCCAATTCAAGAATGGCATGATGGGCGTTGGCGTGTTGGGTTTTGACGAGATCAACATGTCTCAGTCGATCAAGCAGTTCACAACTGGTTCGCGTGCTGCCACTGGCGGTACAACTTCCGCTGCTGTGACCGCTGAAGGCGCAACTACCATTGCGATGACCGTTGGTTCTGGCGTGACAGTTAAGCAAGGTGACGTGTTCACTGTGGCTGACTGCTATTCTGTGAACCCACAGACTCGCGAGTCAACTGGTTCCTTGTTCCAGTTTGTGGCTGTTGCTGACGCTACTGCTGTCAGCACTGCTATCACTGTGACCGTGGCTCCTATCTACTCGGCTGCTAACGCTTTGGCCACTGTGGATGCTTTGCCTGGCAATAGCAAAGCCATCGTGTTTGTCGGCGCTGCTTCAACTCAGTACCCACAAAACTTGGTCTACCACAAAGATGCCATCACCTTTGCAACTGCTGACTTGCTGTTGCCACAAGGCGTTGACATGGCTGCTCGCGCTGTCCACAACGGTATCAGCTTGCGTGTCGTGCGCCAGTACGACATCAACAACGACCGCCTGCCTTGCCGTATTGACGTTTTGTACGGTTTCAACGTGATTCGTCCACAAATGGGCGTGCGCATGTGGGGCTAATTTGAATGGGGCTTCGGCCCCTTTCTTCGTTTCATCTTTTTTAAAGGAAATTTATCATGGCTACTCTTCCTAACGGCGCAGGCGGTTACCAAATCGGTGACGGCAATCTGACAGAAGCTCAACTGACCGTACAAACTATTCCCGCCAGCTTGACCGCTGACACCACATTGACTGCTGCTCAAGTTGTAGTTGGTTTGGTTGTTTGTGCAAAAGCCTCGGACGCTACATTGACAGTGACGTTGCCCACGGCGACTTTGCTTGACGCAGCTATTCCAAGTGCAAAAGTTGGTTCAGCTTTTAGCTTGACGATTTGCAACAACAACAATACCGGCGCATCTTCTACCGTCCCTGTTACCACAGGAACTGGTATTACGATCTTTGGCTCTGTTACTGTCCCACGTTTTGGTGCGTATACGTACCGTTTTGTGAAGACCGGCGACGCAGCTTATTCGGCATTTTTGATGTAAACCTAATGGGGGCTTCAGCCCCTATTTTTTAAGGAACTAATATGCCAAATACTCAAGCGGTAGGTGTTGCGTATAGCGACCCCGAATTTACTACCTGTTACGCAAGCCAAGAAATTGGTTACAGCGCAGCAGCTCAAGGTGCTGTGACACAAGCCACAAGCAA